GGCGGTTATTTCCGCCAGTGCATGTCCATCGATTCGCAGAGCCGTCCGTCGATCAGCCTGGACGAGCGCGACGCCTTCCCGCTGATTAGCGTCCGGTTACTGTAATGAGCCGTGTCGTCCTAATTCAAACCAATTTTGTGGTCGGCGAGATCGACCCGCTGCTGCGTGGCCGTATCGACTTGAACCAGTATTACAACGGCCTGCAAAAGGCCACCAATGTCGTGATCCAGCCGCAGGGTGGAGCCAGGCGCCGCGAAGGCTTGCAATACATTTCCGCCCTGGACGCAGTTCTTGCAGCTCAGGCCGTGCGCCTGGTCCCTTTCCAGTTCAATGTCAACGATTCGTACATGTTTGCAATCGTTCCTGGCCGGGTCTATATCTTCAAAAACAAGGCGCTTGTCACCAACATTAACGGGTCTGGCAATAACTACCTGGCCGTGGCCGCATTCACCTCGGCAATCATCCCAGCTCTAAAATTTGCGCAGTCAGCCGACACGATTATTTTTGTGCAAGAGGACATGCAGCCCGTCAAGTTCGTCCGCGGCGCCAGTGACTCCAACTGGACCGTGAGCAATTTGTCTTTTGACAAGATTCCACAGTACGCTTTCCAGCTGCAGAATTTTGAGCCAGTGGCCACAATGACGCCGTCTGGTACCAGTGGCAACATCACCATCGATGTGTCGGCATACACCAGCGACACCGGAAACCTACAGGCTGCCACCACTAGCACCGTCACACTCAAAGCAGCTGCAAGTGGAACCAATGACATTTTCAAGGGCCTTTGCGTCCGCATGACTTCCGGGACGCAGAATGGCAAAGCCAGGAAGATTAGCGCCTACAACGGCACGACCAAGGTGGCGACCATATTCCCTGATTGGGACACAGCTCCATTGGCCGGCGACAGCTACAAGGTGGTCCCATTTGCCGACGAGAGCGTCAACCAATATATCAACGCGTCGCCCCAGGGCCGGGCCAAGATTGTCGAGTATGTCGACGACGACACGGTCAAAGCGATTACCGAGATTCCGTTTTTCGACACGACGGCCAGGACCAGCGGAAGCTGGGACCTGGAGTGCCTGTACGAAAACACCTGGTCAACAGCTCGAGGCTGGCCGCGGTCCGTTACTTTCCATGAAGGCCGCCTATTCTTTGCCGGCTCCAAGTCCAGGCCGACCACCGTCTGGGGCTCCCGCGTCAACGACTTTTTTAATTTCGAATATGCAGAGGGTTTGGATGACGAAGCGGTCGAAGCTACGATCGACACCTCGCAGCTCAACACTATCACCGACATTTACTCGGGCAGAGACCTCCAGATTTTCAGTATTGGCGGCGAGTTCTATGTACCGCAGGCTCTACTTGATCCGATTACCCCATCTAATTTCATTGTCCGCACTGCCACGAAGATTGGCGCGAAGAATAATTTCCCGATAATCGGCCTCGACTCCGGGACGCTATTCCTCCAGCGCCAGGGCAAGAGCATTAACGAGATGCTGTTTACCGACACAGAGGCGACCTACATTGCCAACAATGTGACGCTGCTCTCTGGACACCTGGTCAAAAACCCGGTAGACATGGCGCTCAAGCGCGCCACCTCGACGGACGACACAGACCGACTATTTGTGGTCAACGGCGACGATGGCTCGATTATGAACATCTCGCTGCTGCGCTCACAGAATGTGATCGCCCCATCCGAGCTCACGACAGACGGCCAGTTTAAATCGGTGGCCGTCGATGTCGACACGGTCTATGTCGTGGTCAAGCGCACGATCAACGGGGCCGACGCCTACTATGTCGAGGCTTTCAACCGAGACCTGACGCTAGATTGTGCGTCGTTTGCCAACACCGGCGCAGCCAATGCAACAGTGGCCCACCTGGTGGCAGAGTCCGTCAAGATCATTCGAGACGGCGTTCTCGAGCCTGACCAGACGGTGCCGGCTGGCGGCCTGGTGACATTCGCCACAGCTGCGACGAGCTCATGGCGCATTGGCTTAAATTACGACATCCAGATCAAGACCATGCCCGTCGAGGCAAAGCTTCCGTCCGGCACGATCCGTGGATTCAAAAAGCGGATTATTGAAATAAACGCAGACCTGTATCAGACCCAGGCCATGACGATCAACGACAACCAGGTCCAGTTCCGCCAATTCGGAGAGGATGTTCTCGACAAGGCGATTACAGAATACACTGGCGTCAAGCGCGCCGGACCGCTATTAGGCTTTACGGATGAGGGAGCGATAACTGTCACACAGCCGATCCCGTTGAAATTTAACCTGCTCAACCTTGAGTACAAAGTTTCGATAGGACAATAATCATGGCCCAATTAGCACTTGTTGCATCGGTCATTAGCGCCGTCGGTCAATACCAGGCCGGACAGGCCCAACAAAAAATCTATCAGGCACAGGCCCAGCAAGAGGAAATTAAGGGGCGCACTGAAGCGATTCGAGCCAGGCAAGAAGGCGTCAAAACGCTCGAATCTATTCAGCGCACCATGTCGACGATCAACGCTCGCGGCGCAGCTGGGGCCATTGATCCAGCAAGCGGGTCAGCCGGCAGCTTGCAGACTTATGCCCTGCGAGAGGGCTACACCGAGTTTGATATATCACAGGAAAACGCCAAGCTCGCTGCGGCGTCTGCTGGTTTCCAGGCAAACATTTATAGAGCTAGTGGCCAGGCAGCTGCAAGGGCCGGGCTATTCCAGGCTGTTGGCACCGTTGGCCAGGGGTACACAAGCTACAGATCAATTGGCGGCAAGCCGCTGACTAGCTGGGGTTAATAATGGCAGAGCGACTACCGGTTTATAAACAAAGAGGAGTTCAGATCGACCCGTACAGGGCAGCTGATTTTTCGCCTTTACTGCGCGAGACGAGAAACCTACAGCAGGTTCAGAGCAGAGCTCTCGATCGCGTTATTGATTATGCGACCCAGGTCGGCAAAGAGCAGGCAATCCAAGAGGGCCGACAGTCCGTCACGGATGTCGAGCAGGCAAAAGTTATTCTCGGCCAGGTCAAAGAAAAGGGAATGCCGTTTAGCGCATTTGACCGCGCCGCATACGACCAGGCAAACGAAGTGCTGGCCCTCGAGCTCGACAATCAGGGTCGGGCGATGTTTTCCCAGAAGATCAAGCAGTACAAGCAAGACCCAAACGCCGACCCAATCAATTTCCTGGCAGAGACCGGCGACATTGCGCTGGGCTTTGATTCGCTCACCTCGCTGCTCGATCCAAAGCTGCGGGCCAAAACTGCAGCTGGCCTACAGAGAGCTCGCGACACGGCATTCCTGGAAATCTCAGAAACCTACAATGACCGCGTCGCAAAAGAAGTCCAGGCCAAGGGCATTGCAGGTATCGCTCAGCGCCGCGACGACATTAGCAGGCTTGGCGCTTCCAACAAGATTGGCGCCGAGAATGATCTTTTCCTCGAGATTCAAGACATTCGCACATTTGCGCGGGCCAGCCAGATTGGCGCGATCGAAGCTGAGAAGCAGGTTATCGGCGCAATCGAGGATTTTCACATTCAGCGAATCCGCAAGGAGTTTGCAAAAGCTCCGGACAAAGCAGCTTTTCTGAAAAATCTGCAGGCGGATTTAAGCAGCGGTCCAATCGGTGATCTATTTGATGAAAAGGGCAATCCGACCAAAACAGACCGTTTGAGCCGCGGCATTGACCCAGCCAAGGTCACTGCACTAACCAATGAGTTTGAGGCCGACCTAAGGGCTCAGGACGCCCAGGTGAGGGCATTGCGCACCGAGATCAAAGGCGACATCACCGAGACGATGCGCATATTCAGCCTGGGCGCTGTCCCGGACCAGTCCGTGGTCTCTGATATTCAGCGCCGCGTTACCAGCCTGGGCGGTGCAGCTGACCCTGATCTAGTGGCCCAGGCAAATTACCTCGGTGTTTTGCGCCAACAATCCATTGCATTTAGCAAAATGAATTCAGCGCAGCTCGGTGATTGGATTCGCAATGCCGAGCAGCAGACGGCCAATGGTGCAAACCTTCAGCAGGCCATGCTGATCGATGTGGCCAGAAAATCCCTGTCGTCCCTGACCAATGACCTGGAAAAGGACCCGGTGGCCAGGATGAACCGCACCGGGTTTGCGCCGGTCAAGACTCTGGATTTTACGGCCCAGCCAGACCAGCTCATGTCCCAGATTAAAGAGCGCGTGACCCAATCCAGGGCTTTTGCTGAGACGCAGGGCCTGGCCGTTCCAAGATTTCTCTCGAATGACGAGGCGGCTCTGATGAGCTCATTCCTCGACAAAGCCCCGATCGACAATCAAATTGCATTCCTCGGGACGATTAACCAGGGTTTTGGCAAAGACACCGGCCTGGTGCTGTCAGAGATGTCCAAGTTCGCCCCAGAGTTTGCCCATGTGGCTGGCCTGTCTACGGTCGGCGCCAGCAAGTCCACCCTGGTTGACGCGCTCAACGGCATCAAGCTTTCTAAAGAGGGCGTGAAGACATTCGAGGGTTCCGGCGACGCGGCTACCAAAAAAGCGCAGCTCGCCGACCAGCTTGGCGGCGCCTATATCTACGCACCCAAGACGCGCCAGGCCATCGTCAAGACAGCCGACGCCATCTACCTGTCGCGCTCCATCGGTATGGACAAGACGGTATTCGACGGCGAGCTCTACAAGCAGGCATTCCAGGAGGCGTCCGGTGCCGTTATGTATAAGGACGGCAAGCTGCGCGGCGGCATTATTGAGCACCGCGGCGTGAAAATGGCCATTCCCAACAACATTCCGCAAAACGATTTCTCCAGCATTTTGGACAAGGCGACGCTAGAGGATTTTGCAGCTGCGACCGGCGTGACCCCACAGGACGAGAAGGGCAGGGCGTACACGGTGGACCGTTTGCGCAAGGCTTACCTTGTGTCGCGAGATGACAGCACGGCCATCATGTATTACGAAAACCCGACCGACAAATCCAATCCGGTCGCATTCGGCGGCGCAAACGGCGAGCAGCTAATCATCAACTTACGCGTCTTGGCTGACCGCGTAACGCAAAGGACCAAGCGATGAGCTTTGTTTACGACGAGCTCCAGCCAGCCCCGAGACAAGGCAAGTTCGCGCCAGGCGGCGAGGACACCGGGTTCACCGAAAATTTCAATGCAGCTTACGAGTCTGGCCTGCGCCTAAACCGGACAGATTCCAGAGCCATTGGTCTGCGCCAGGAGTGGCAGCCAATCATCGAGGACATTCAGAGCAAAACCGGACAGCGCTTTGTCAACCCGGGCAATTTCTTGTCTGGTTATCAGGCGAGCTCGGAAACCGGAGCTCGGCAGTACGACTACACCAGCAAGCAGATTCTGGACTATGTGAAATCAAAATCGGATCTGTTCCCCGATTATCAAAACATCTCCAATGAATCGCTATTCGAGAATGCTAAGAAAAAGGCTATTGACGCCAAAGATGTCGACGCAGATGTTGCGGCGAAACAGACATTCTCCGGCTGGCTCGGAAACTTTGGCGGCACTGCAGCTGCGGTTTTGACCGACGCACCTAACCTGGCGATCACCGCAGCTGACCTGGCATATACCCGCGGCGCTGGCTGGTCGGCCATGCGCGAGATCCTGTTTCAGTCTGTACTCAACGGCGGCGCAGAAGCGATCACCCAGGCCGAGGTGGCCGACTGGTATAAGCAGCTCGAGCTGCCCTACGACTGGACGACATTCGTCACCAATGTCGGCACCGCTGCAGCTGGCGCCGGCGTGATTACAGCTGGTGTGCTCGGTGCCAAGCCGGCCATTCGGTTTACCAGAGAGCAAATCTCCAACGGCGTCGAGGCGCTTGGAAAGTACATGTCCAAGCGAGACGGCACCCCATACGAGATCGACCCGGATCTAAAGGTGGTTAAAGATGTGGCGGCAGACGAAGCTTCCATCTCAACGGCCAATGTCATTAAGGACGACGCAGGCGACCTGGAGCATACAGCCAGGGTCAGCAATGCTTACCGGGCAGTGGTCGAATCCGATGTGTCGAAGATTCCAACAAACCTGCCGGAAAACGAGCGGGCCCCGATTACCGACATCAACTACCACGACAAGATCAACAGCCAGATTTTTGCCTACAAGCCCAATGAGCTGCTGGTCGACGCCGAGCTGTTCCAGTTTAAAACCGGCGGCGATGTGATGGGCGTGACCGAGCGCTTGCAAGGCGTTACCAGCTGGGACCCGATCAAGGCCAACACGGCCATCGTGTTTGAGTTCGCAGACGGCAAAACCTTTATCGCTGACGGCCACCAGCGCCTGGCCCTGGCCAAGCGCCTGCAAGAGACAAACCCTGAGCTCGACATTCAGATCAACGCATTCAAGCTGCGCGAGGTCGATGGATACACGCCAGCTGAGGCGCGAGCTGTTGCAGCTGGTAAGAATCTAGCGGAAGGCAGCGGGACCCTGCTCGACGCGGCCAAGATATTAAGAGACGCGCCTGGCCTGGTAGATACCCTACCACCGCGGTCCGTGTTTGTCCGCCAGGCTCAGGACCTGTCGAATCTGTCGGACACAGCGTTTATGGCCGTGGTCAACGACATTGTCCCGCCTAACATGGCGTCGCTGGTCGGTCGGTACATTACCGACGAGGCGCAGCAGCTGGCGATCCTAAACCTACTCAAGCGCCTCGAGCCAGCCAACATGACCCAGGCCGAGCAGATTGTGCGCCAGGCGCGTGAGGCTGGATTCGTACAGGCAGCAGAGCAGGGTGGTCTATTCGGCGACGAGGTCCTGGCCGAGAGCCTATTCCTGGAGCGCGCCAAGATTCTCGACAGGGCGATCAAGGAGATCCGCAAGGACCGCGAGCTTTTTGCGACGCTGGTCAAAAACGCTGATGAGATTGAAGAAGCAGGCAACACGCTGGCAAAATTAACGAACCAGCAGAAAGAGGAAATCTATGGCAAAGCCATTGCAATCATCCAAGCCAACGCAAATACAAAAGGGCCAATCGCAGAATCTCTCACCAGAGCGGCCCAAGCGTGGAAAGAAAGTGGCGGAGCCAAAGCTCAAGACATTGTCCGCGACTTTACCGAAAGCGTCCGACGAGCGATTGAGAGCGGCGATTACGAAGGGATTCCAAATGGCGGAGATCGCGGCGATTTCACAGATGCGGCGCAAAGCAATCGCAGCGCAGAGCCAGGCGCAGACGAGCTAAACCTATTCGACGAGGGGCCTGGCTCCAGAGGAGCTGAGCGCCAGAGCGAGCAGCTTGAGGGCGACCTGCGTGGCGAGATGCCAAACGAGGGTAGGCCGATCACGGTCGATGAGTATGTGGCCAAGTCCCTTGCGCAAGAAGATTTAGACAAGCTTGCACCTGAGGCGCAGCTGGCATTGCGCAATCTGTACCAGGACGCAGCTCTGCGCAAGGAGGCATTCGACGCCACCAATCGTCGGATCGCTGACCTGGTAAGCGGCAATTATCTGCAGGCCGACCTAAAGGGTTCGCCACGAGCTGTTGAGAAAATTCTGTTTGACTACGCCGGCGACCCATCGAAGATCAAGGACCTGCTGCGCGCCACCATCGTCGTGGAGAATTTCCAGCAAGCTGGCGTCGCACTGCGTGAGCTGCGGTCCCAGTACAAGGTCCTGGACGAGGGCTTTAGAAACTTACTCGACCCGAGCGTCAAGGCGCTCGACGGTGGTTATCGCGACATCAAGATGAATGTCGAGGTCGACGGCCACATTGCCGAGATACAAATTACGATCCCGGAATTCGCAGCTGCCAAGAAACAGATGCACTCGCTCTATGAAGAGCGTGATGCAATCTTGCGTCGCGTCGATGCAGACAATCGTTTACCAACAGCTGAAGAGGCTGCCAGCATTGCTGATCTAAATGGCCGTATGAATGCTACTTACGAGGCAGCTTTTGAAGCAGCTCTAAGCCGTTCAAACTCGGCCTTGTCGATTGGTGCGCCGTTGCGCAGCGCAGAAGCGGAAGGGAAAGGTCTTGGAGCTGGACCATCCCAGGCGGCGCAAAAGCCGTCGAAACCGTCTACTGAACCCAGCGTAACGGGTATGCCCTCAACATCGAGGAATTCGACATTTTTGGATGATTTCATATCTGATACCTCTGACCTAAGTTTAGCGCGAATCGATACCGGTAGCAAAGCAAATCAGGAGCTCATGGACCTAGAGGTTCCGGTGGGCGAAAGGATCGATCCGGAAACTGGTGAGCGTGTCGCACAGACTGCTACAGTGCGGGAAATACTCAATGAGTTTGAGCAAGACAAGTCTATGCTAGACCGACTGATAGGGTGCGTCAAATGAGTTTTCGGGAATGTATCGTCAACGGTGAGAACGAGGGCAAGCTCACGCCCGACCAGGCTGCCAAGGCTGGCGGCTTATTTGATGAGCTCGAGGCGCAATACAAGGAGCGCATGACCCCGTCCGAGGCCAGCGCCCAGGCAGCTCGGGACACATTCGACGCACTGAAGAAAGAGGCGATCGAGAAGCGTCGCGTCAAGCTGTTGCAAATCCGCAACTGGAAAGAAATCAGCATGAACCTCCAGCAATACGCTGGTGGCAAAGACCTGGGCAAAGCGGCCCAGGCCCTGCTGGACCGGGACGAATTCGCCCGATATTCCAATGTCGAGGCGCGTCGCAAGGCGGTGCTCGGCCAGATTTACTCCAAAATGGACGATGTTCTGGCCACCTTCCGACGCCGCGGCGCCACGGGATACCTGGGCAACAAGGCCACAGCCGAGGACATGGTGCGTGAAGTATTCGGGGAGGACACGGGAAACCAGGCTGCCAAGCAGCTAGCCCAGTCCTGGAGCGAGGCAGCTGACTATGCCCGCCAGCGCTTTAACAAGGCTGGTGGCGCTATCCCGAAACGCAAGGATTGGGGAATGCCCCAGATCCATGAGTCGATGCTGGTCCGAAAGGCTGGCCGGGACGAGTGGAAAAATTTTATCCGGGACAAGCTCGACGCAGAGAAGATGATCGACGAGCGGACCGGGCTGAAGTTTACGCCGGAGCGTCTCGAGCTTGCGCTCGACGAGGTCTATGAGTCTATCGCCACAGAGGGCTGGAGCAAGGTCAGGCCGTCTGGAGCTGGTGGCAATCGATCACTAGCTGGCCGTCGCCAGGACCACCGGTTCCTGTCATTCAAAAACGCCGACGCCTGGCTCGAATACCAAAACCGATTCGGCAATCCGCAGCCGTTTGCGACGATGGTCAATCACCTCGAGGGCATGGCCAGGGACATCTCCATGATGGAGATACTAGGGCCTAACCCTAATGCGACGGTCCGGTTTGTCCAGCAGACGGTGCTTAAGGACGCCAACATGCGCCAGGCAAGCGACGCAGCTGGCAATTATGTGGACCGAGCTCGCAGCCAGCTTGGGCAGTTTGACTCAATGTATTCGATCCTCAACGGCTCGACCATGTCGCCGGTCGATGGGGTGGTGGCCAGGACCTTTGCCGGAGCCAGGCAGATTCTCCAGGCGGCCCAGCTTGGCGCCGCTGCCGTCTCAGCTCTGACCGACATTAACTTCCAGCGGATCGCCGCCAAGACTTCCGCGGTCCCAGCTGCCAAAGTGGTCAAGCGGGTTGTGGAAAACATGATGCCCTTGGGCGTCGATGAGCGTGGCCGCCTGGCGTCTCGCCTCGGATTGATCGCTGAAAACTGGACCAGCCTGGCGTCAGCTCAAGCCCGATTCGTGGGTGATGTCACTGGCCCGGAAATCACCCAGCGCATCAGCGACACGGTCATGCGGATCACCCTGCTGTCACCCTGGACCCAGGCTGGCCGGTGGGCATTCGGCATGGAATTTATGGGATACCTGGCCGACCAGGTGGGCAAGAAATTTACCGAGCTCGACAAGCCACTGCAAGATACCTTGCGCCGCTACGGGTTCGGACCCGACGGCTGGGAGACGATTCGGACAGCTGGCCTGTATGACTATGAGGGCTCCAAGTTTCTGCGCCCCGAGGAGATCAGCGAAATGACCGGCCTGGGCGATAACCAGGCAGACCGATTCGCCACCCGGTTCCTGGAGATGATCCAGACCGAGACGGAGTTTGCGGTCCCCTCGAGCTCGGTCCGCGGTCGGACCATGCTGGTTGGCGAATCGCGGCCAGGAACCTTTATCGGTGAGGTGGCCAGGTCATTCGCCATGTATAAGAATTTTCCGGTCACGCTGCTCAATACTCATGTCATGCGGGCCGTCAACCAGGAGGGCGCCGGCAAGAAGGGCGCCTACATGGCCGACCTGATTATCTCGACCACCCTGTTCGGCGCTATGGCCATGCAGCTCAAGGAGGTCAGCAAGGGCCGGGACCCTCGGACCATTGCGACGCCAGAGTTCTGGGGTGCGGCCATGCTGCAGGGCGGTGGCCTGGGAATCCTGGGCGACTTCCTGTTTAACGATGTCAACCGATTCGGCGGTGGCCTGGAGCAGACCGTGGCCGGTCCGGTGGTCGGGTTCCTGGACGACACGCGGCGCCTGACTATTGGAAACCTCCAGGAGCTGGCCACAGGCAAGGACACCAATTTCGTGCGCGAGCTCATCAATTATGGTGGCCGGTACACGCCAGGCGCCTCGATCTGGTACCTGCGCCTGGGGCTGGAGCGCCTGGTCCTGGACCAGCTGCAGACCTGGGGCGACCCAGAGGCAAAGCAGAGAATGCGCCAGCTCGAGGCAAAATACCGCAGGGAAACCGGTCAGAGATACTGGTGGGCGCCAGGCGATGTCTCGCCTGACCGGGCGCCAGACTTTTCAGCAATTACGGCGGAACCGCCGCCACGGAGGAAATGATGGCAAAACCGACCATTCTAGGTTATAAAAACGCAGGGGAAAAATAATGGCAGATTATCCGATCTCACCCGTAGTGCGTCGCGTTGTTTACACCGCCTCTGCTGGTGTAGGCCCCTACGCCTTTACCTTTGAAATCCTGGCTCAGACCGACATCGATGTTTATGTCGACTCGACGCTAAAGACGCTGACCACGGATTACACGGTCACGATCAACGCAAACGGCACGGGCGAAATTACTTTTGTCTCTGCGCCGACTTCAACAGCTCGCGTCACGATTGTCGGCGCCAGGTCGATCGAACGGGCCACGGACTTTGTGACCGGTGGCGACCTGACGGCCAGCTCCCTTAACCTGGCGCTGGATCAGAATGTGATCTTCTCTCAGCAAAATGCTGAAGCGCTTGGCCGTGCAATCCTTGCGCCGGTGACTGACCCGAGCTCCATTAACATGGTGCTGCCGGCTCAGACCAGCCGGGCCGGTAAGGTCCTGTCGTTTAACTCCAGCACGGGAAACCCAGAGACCAGCATTACGGTGACGGCCATTAACGATGCTGCCACCAATGCAGCAGCCGCGGCGGCCAGCGCTTCAGCTGCGGCTAGCTCGGCCAGCGCTGCATCCTCAAGCGCCAGCTCGGCCTCCTCATCAGCAAGCGCTGCCAGCAGCTCGGCCAGTGCGGCGTCGAGCTCTGCAAGCTCGGCAAGCAGCTCGGCAAGCGCGGCATCTTCTAGCGCGTCAGCTGCAGCCTCGAGCGAAATTCATGCAGCCTCTAGCGAGACTGCAGCTGCAGGCTCCGCCTCTGCTGCTGCCAGCTCGGCGAGCTCTGCATCCTCTAGCGCTTCAGCTGCAGCTGGATCGGCCAGCACGGCCAGCTCGGCTCAGGCTGCGGCGGAGGCTGCAAGGGACGCCACCCTGGCCGCTTACGATAACTTTGACGACCGCTACCTGGGAGCCAAGAGCTCCGACCCGTCGGTGGACAATGACGGCAATGCCCTGGTGGCCGGCGCCCTGTACTTCAACACCACCTCGAGCGTGATGAAGCTCTACACGGGCAGCGCCTGGGTCGCAGCCTATGTGAGCGGCGCAGACTACCTGGCCAAGGCGAATAACCTCTCGGACCTGGTCAGCGCGCCCACGGCTAGAATCAACATTGGGATCGAGACCGGAGCTACCGGCTCAACGAAAGTGGCCTCTGGCACTGCGGCGCAAAGGGATGGATCACCAGCTGCGGGTTACTTTCGGTTCAATACCGATGTCGCAAAGTTTGAGGGTTACAACGGAACAGCCTGGGGCGCAGTGGGTGGTGGGGCAACAGGTGGTGGCAGCGACGCAGTGTTCGTTGAGAATGACCAGGTGGTGACCACAAATTACACAATTCCGTCCGGCAAAAATGCGATGAGCACTGGGCCGGTTACTGTCAACTCCGGGGTGACTGTCACAGTCAGCACCGGCTCACGATATGTGGTGATCTGATATGGCACTAGAACTTAACGGAACGACTGGCGTATCGCTGGTACAGAACGGCGTTATCACTGACGCTAACCTGCCAGCGGGCAGTGTGTTGCAGGTGGTGCAGGCTATAAAGACAGACACTTTTTCTACATCAAGCACTTCATTTGTAGATGTAACAGGCATGAGCGCAACGCTGACGCCAGCTAGCGCTTCAAATAAAGTTCTTGTAATTGTCAACATGACTGTTGGTCAATGGCCTAATAATTTTGCCGTTTCAAATCTTGTCCGAAACGGAACGGCCATCGCCCAACCCACAACTGCCTCAACTTTTCAAGCCAGCATGAATAGTTATCCCGGTGATATTGGCGGAAGCGGATCATCTCAACTTGTTCAAGTGTTGACATGGCTTGATTCGCCAAACTCTGTGTCAGCGGTTACTTACAAGGTGCAAATGCTGACAACTGGCGGAACTGCTTGGGTTAATGCTAGACCGGTATCCCAAAACGGAACAACTGTTTCGTCAATTACCCTCATGGAGATTGCAGCATGAGACACGAAGCAATCTACAACACGCACCCAACAGTAGTTTCGATCGACGACACGGCCGGTGCATTCGATGCCCAGGGCAACCAGGTCGCTATCGACGAGTCGCTGGTCGCCGCCGAGATCACCCGCCTAGAAGCCGACTACGCTGCCAAGAAATACCAGCGTGGCAGGGCTGCTGCGTATCCGTCCCTGGCAGAGCAGATGGATATGCAGTACTGGGACAGCGTGAACGGCACGACAGTCTGGGCCGACACAATTGCGGCGATTAAGGCCGCTCACCCGAAACCGGAGGGCCAATAATGTCCAAGGTAGCCATCGCCGGCAACGCAAGCGGAACCGGCACTTTTACAATCGCTGCGCCAAACTCGAACAGCGACCGCACGCTGAACCTTCCCGACAGCGCAGGCACTCTGCTGCACGACGCATCGAGCCTGGCTGCTGCGAACCTTACCGGCGATGTCGCTGCTGCCCGGATTACTGGTGCGCTTAACGCCACCGGCTCTGCCCCCATTTATGCCTGCCGTGCTTGGGTGAACTTTAATGGCGAAAGTACTGTTGCAATTCGTGCAAGCGGGAATGTATCAAGCATTACGGATAACGGCACTGGCGACTATACGGTTAACTTTACGACTGCAATGCCTGATGTAAATTATGCGACTACTGCATTTGCTGCTCAAGAGAGTGGAGCAACGGATAACAATGTAACCATTGTTGGGCAAAAGGGAGCAGTATCGTCTAACTACACAACAAGCAGTTGTCGTTTACAGTGCATTCGGCAAGACGCGAATATTGGCGACCTTCGAGTAATTGCTGCGGCCTTCTTCCGCTAGGAGCAAACATGAACCAACGCATAATTTTTCCTACTGATGACGGCGGCGTGGCGATCATTGTCCCTGCTGAGTGCGGACTGACGATTGAAGAGATTGCCGCAAAGGATGTCCCTGCTGGCAAGCCTTATGAGATTGTGGACGCTGCTGACATTCCCTCTGACCGCACTTTTAGGAACGCATGGACATGGCAATCGTAATCGACCTGACCAAGGCTAAAGGCATAGCCCACGACAAGCGCAGGGCGGCTCGCTCTGTTGAGTTTGCGCCGCTGGACATTAAGGCCACGATCCCTGCCGAGGCTGCCGCTGCTGAAGCAGAGCGACAGGCTATTCGTGACAAGTACGCTGCCATGCAGACTGCCATCGACGCAGCTAGCACAGTGGATGAAATCAAGGCGGCAATGCCACAGGAGGGTGCGTAATGTCTACGCTAAAAGTAACAGAGATTCTCGACACCGCTGGTGGCAACACAGTCACCATTAACGGAGCCACGCCCACGACATACAACACTATGGGCCGCAACCGCATCATCAATGGGGCGATGCAGATAGATCAGAGGAATGCTGGTGCGAGTGTTACACCTACCGATGGACAGTACACGGTTGACAGGTTTCTTTGTGGTGTTTCTCAAGCATCAAAACTTACGGCTCAACAAAGCTCTACTGCTCCAACAGGTTTTAGCAATTCATTACTAATTACTTCAAGTTCAGCATATTCAATTACATCAACTGATTACTTTGATATTCAACAACGAATTGAAGGCTTTAATACAGCAGACTTGATGTGGGGTACTGCAAACGCCAAAACAATTACTTTATCGTTTTGGGTTCGTTCTAGTTTAACTGGGACTTTTGGTGGGTGTATTCGCAATAGCGCACAAAACTATAGTTTTGTATTTGGTTACACAATCGGTACAGCAGATACTTGGGAACAAAAAACAATAACTATTGCTGGCCCCACAAGTGGAACTTGGATCGGCGGAACTAACGGCGTTGGAATGATAGTTCAATTCTCTCTTGGTATGGGTTCGACATTAAGCAATACTGCAGGGTCTTGGTATTCTGGCAACTATCGTTCCGTCACAGGCGCAACCAGCGTAGTCGGCACTTCAGGCGCCACTTGGTACATCACCGGCGTACAACTAGAAGTCGGCAGTGTGGCTACTGAGTTTGAGCGCAGACCTTATGGCACTGAGTTAGCGTTGTGTCAGAGGTACTACCAGAAAGCAATGCCGCAAGGAACAAAGCCAGCCAACCCATGTGAGGGAACAGGCAGCACAGCAACCGCTATTAACGCCAATGAGTTAATAAGTTTTGCAATTAAATTTCCAGTTGTAATGAGAACCACCCCAACTTTGACTGTTTTTAAACCTAACGCAGGAATTTCTACTGCTGATGGAAAGTATTCCGTTAATTTAAGCGGCGGTTGGACAGCAACTACAGATAGCACTTATAACTCTTTAACAGATTGTGAAATGCAATTTTATTTTACCCAATCTGGTTCGTTTACTTTTGGTCAAACTTATTTGATATTAGGTTCTTACACATTAAGTGCGGAGTTATAAATGTATAAATTATTCACACCACCGTCTGGGCAAGAATCCGTAAAACGCCTATCCGACAACGCTTTCATCCCCTTCGACCCCGCCAACACAGACTATCAGGAATACTTGAAGTGGGTTGCCGAGGGTAACGAGCCTCTGCCTGCTGACGGAGAATAGACATGAGCTCTGTAAGCGAGGTTGAAGCAAAGCTTATGACCCATGAGGAGGTCTGCGCCGTACGCTATGAAGGGATCAATGCCAGGCTCAAGCGCCTGGAGACAATCCTAATCGGCTCAGCTGGGGCGATCATCATTTTGCTTTTGAGCATTGTCTTGAAAGTCTAGCGTGGCTGGCATTGATGACCTGGTCTCATCCGTCACCAATCCAGTCAACCAACTCCGTGCCGGCGTCGACGCCGCAAAGGAAGCGGTGGCGGTGGTCGAGGACATGCAGCAGGTCGTCCAGCAGGTCCAGCAGCTCAACGAAAAAACCATCGCGGCGCGCACAGCCTGGCGCAAGAAGAAGGCCCAGGTCAAGGGCGACTATGCTTTTGTCGACGCAGTGGACGAGTACAAACGGGTAAAGGAAGCCGAGGAGCTGCGCAAAGAGCTGCGCGCCCAGGTGATTAGCAAATGGGGCGAGGCCGGCTGGGCCGAGGTGGAGGTGATCGAGGCCAGGCAAAGGGAGGATCTGAAGAAGATCTACACCGAGGAGGGGCACGATCGCGCCAAGCTGCGGCAATTCGCCGTGGTCTACTGGTCCCTGTCGTTTATTTTTGTAGGGTGGTTATGGGTCGCGGGTTACATTCGCGAGTGGTCGTCAATCGTTTTCCCGGAGTGAGAAATGTTTAAACCTTCTTATCATGGCCTGAGTCCAGACGAAATCGAGGTCCGCGTCTGGGCCTTTGTCGTTCGCATGATTACTCTCATGGTGTTTTTTATCGCCGCAGGCATCCTGTACTCCGTGGCCTTTGAGCCGCAAGACGCTTTCCTGGCTCCCATCGACGCAGTGTTTCTAGAGATTCTCAAGGCCATCGCATTCATGGGCGTCGGCACTCTGGGCGGAATCTCTGGCCGCAAGGCCGTGGCGTCCTACGCCAAGAAGGCTGCAGACGAGGAGGTGAAACCATGATGGATAAACTGATCGGCATGGTGGCCGGCGCAGCTCCAGCTGTTGCCACCGCGCTGGGAGGTCCTATGGCTGGCAAGGCGGTCTCGATGATCGCCGGAATGCTTGGCGTCGAGGACAATGTCGACGCAGTCACCAAGGCCATCCAGGCTGACCCGAACCTGGCCTACAAGCTGCGCGAGCTGGACCTTAAGGAGCTCGAGGCGCATAACGCCAACACCGACTCAGCTCGCAAGATGAATGCGTCGATCCAGACATCGGAACACGCATCGAGCCTGGCCAAGAACGCTGCCTACATCATCGACTTTGCGATTGTCGGGGCGACTATCTTTATGACCTGGTTCCTGTTCTTCAAGGGCGTCCCCGAGGAAAACAAGGAGCTGGCCTACATGGCCTTTGGCTCGCTTCTGACACTGAGCGGGACGGTAGTCAACTTCCACCGCGGCTCAAGCCAGGGATCTAAAGACAAGGCCGATGAGGTCAAAGCACTGAAAGGAAGACTATGAACCTGACCGCAAACTTCACGCTGGCCGAGCTCACGAAATCTGAGACGGCTCTGCGCCACGACATGGACAACACGCCTGGGGAGGCCGAAATTGAAAATCTTAAAATCCTTTGCGAGAAAATTCTGCAGCCTGTTCGGGATCACTTCCAGCGAGGCGTCAAAGTCAACTCCGGATTTAGACATCCAGAAGTTAACGCAAGGGTGGGAGGGTCCAAAACCTCAGACCACTGCCAAGGCCAAGCGGCGGACATCGAAATCCCGGGGGTCCCGAACGCAGAGCTCGCGCAGTGGATCGCGGAAAACCTCGAATTCCGCCAAGTGATCCTCGAGTTTTACACGCCAGGCGTCCCGGACTCTGGCTGGGTTCATGTGAGCTACGACGCGGCGGACCTAAAGAAGCAGGTCCTGACCGCGACGAAACAAAACGGCAAGACGGTTTACTTACCTGGCCTAGTGGCCTAAGGAGAGAGCGATGGAAAAACCAGTGTGGGATAAGAAGCGCCCCAAGTCCCTGGGCAAGCCCAAGAAGTTAAGCGACTCGCAGAAGAAAGCAGCTCGCGCAATGGCCAAGAAAGCTGGCCGCCCTTACCCGAATATGATCGACAACATCCGGGCAGCTGCGACCAAAGCTTGAGGCGCAGCTCGCGTTGTGTGCAACAACCGAATCTCACGCTGCTAAATTCTGTCGTTCGCGAGCTGCTGTTGAATCTTAACCAAGACTGAAGGGGGAAAGACCATGCCAATGACCGGCAAACAAATGATGAAGATTCAGAAGGTGATGAAAGAGTACAAGGCCGGCAAGCTCAAGAGCAGCTCCGGTGGGAAGGTCATGGGGCGCAAGCAGGCGGTGGCCATCGCCATGAGCGAGGCCGGCGCCAAGAAGCCCAAGAAATAAAAACGCCCCGGCGCGAGGCCGGGGCTAAGAGGAGCCGCCCTGTGACGGGGCGAAGGAGACACTACCTGGCTGCAAGGTAGTGCGGCAATTATCTCACGATCTCCAGGCCGCGCTCAAGATACGGGTAAATCTTGACCATCTTGCGGCGCTCCAGGCGGTGCAGCATGGCGTGAGCGCTGGAGACAGACTTCCACCCCATCGCCCGACACATCTCCCGACAGCTGGGGTAAACCCCATGCTCGTCAAAGTATTCCACCAGGTAGTCGTAAAGTTTCTTTTGAGCTGGCGTCGGAGAGAGGTTCATCCCTTAGCCTCCGTAATGGCCAGGGTTTTGCTGCGCTCCACCCTGGCTGGCTTGGCTGGGGTGGTTTTCTCTGGCTGCGCCTTGTAATTACGCATGGCCCACTTCACCTCGTACTGCACCCGCCCGGTGGAATCCTTCACAAAGGCGCGCTCGCTCATGGCCATCTGGTCCATGATCTTGGCCTGCAGCTGATCCTTCTCATCCTCGAGCAGGGCTATCTTCTCCTTGATCTCGACCAGGCGACGCACGAAATCGCCCTCTGGCCGGCTCGTCAGGTCGACCGGTGCAGAGCTATCATCCGTGGCCGGGTAGGCCGTCACGGCGTCAGCTGGTGACAGCGCGGGGTACCAATCGCCCTCCTCGACCCTGCGGATAAAGTCCTTGCACTTCTCGATGATCTTGTCTTGGGCCGCCTGGCTCGCCTTGTAGAAGAACAGACGCAGCTCGACGCCGCGGAACAGGGTGGCGATCACTCCCCACTTGAACCCGCCGCAGAGCATTTGAGCCTGCAGCTGGATCGGGCCGCGGTACTCGGCGGGGACATCCTCTGGCAGCGACGCGGTGAGCTTGGACTCGCAGGCGCCTGGCCCGTCCAGGACCAAGGGCTCGTCGCCGATCACATAAATGCCCAGCTCCGGGTCGCTGTGGAGCTCACGGCCATCGCCCTCGAGGATCGAGTCGAGCGAGACCTGCAAGACATCCTTGCCGTCGACCTGGTAGCTCAGGGCATAGTCGACCTGCAGCTCCTTGATCTCCAGGCCAGCTCGCTTGGCCGCCTCCAGGATGATCGTGGTCTCCAGGGTGTTGCCCCAGTCAGCTGCCTCGGCCTTAAACGGTGGGCGAGGTTTGCCCTGCAGCGCGTTGATCGAATACGCGAGCTCGTCGTTGGGCGTCTTAAAGGGCGAGACGCCGAAGATTCCAGGCAGGCGTGAGCCGCTGGGCAAAATATCGTTGGTTACTTTTCCGACCATTTCAAAAACTCCTTTTGATGAAGAAACATTCGTAAGCGTGGCGCTGGCCGTTGGCGTCGATATAAGTCTCGCCGCAGCCTGCAAACCACTCGATTAAAAGAGCAGCGCCAAGGGCGCCACAAAACAGCAACAGCAGCAGGTCAATCAAAAACTTTTTCATTCGTCCTCCTTAATTCCAATCCAAATGCCGAGACAGATCACGGCCCCCATCCAAAAAATAAACTCCACGACATCCCACGGCGAGCTCATGCTGCCTGCGCATTTATCAGAACATTGCGCACCGAGCTCGCTGACCACTGGCTTGCGCCGCGGAAAGTCTTGACGCCACGGGCAGCCAGCCCCTGGGCGAGCTTGGCCAATGTCTTGCAGCCATACTCGCGCAGCTCCTGGATCACCGGGTAAACCTCACGCGCAAACTCACGCGCAGCTCTCGCTGTCTCCTGGCCACCAGCTGCAGCTCCAGCCTGCGGAGCAGGGGAGCCAAGCTTCCCGCCTCGAGCTTGAATCGCACCGAGCGCCGCGATCGTTCTCTGGCTGATCTTCTCGCGCTCGAGCTCTGCCAGGTTGGCCATGAGCTGCAGCATGAATCGATTCATGGCCGGGTCTTGCATCTGCGGGACATCGAGGGCCACCAGGCTCACCTTGCGCTCGAGCAGGGTGGTCAGGAATGCCAGGTTACGGGTCAGACGGTCGAGCTTGGCGATCACCAGGACTGCGCCGCTGGCCTCGCACTGGGCCAGAGCTGCGCGCAGCTGGGGACGCTTCTTGTCCGTCTTGCGTCCGCTCTCCACCTCTACATACTCGCCGGCGAGCTCATATGGTGAGCCTGCCAGGTAAGCCTGGACCTGGGCCTGCTGCGATTCGAGGCCCAGGCCAGACTCGCCCTGGCGCCTGGTCGACACACGGTAATAAGCAATAGCTTTCATTTGAATACCTCCACGAAAAATTCTTGGGGCGTCTCGCCCGGGTTGGCGGTGACGCGCTTGCGGGTTTCGTACTCGGCCACGCAGAGCTCGAGCTCGCGGCTGTAATAGCCGTTGCGCAGCAGGTTGCCAATCCAGGTGAAGACGGCATACTCGACGCGGCCCGGGCGGGTGATCTTGGAGAGGATCACCTGGGTCTCGGGCCTGGCTCCGTCCCTGGGGAACAGAGCGCGCCGAAGGTTGCGCACTCGGTTCGTCATGCGTCTTTATTCCAAAGCAGCAGAACATTGCCGATGACCTTGGTGGCCAGGCCGTGTTTTTTAAACAAGGCCAAATTGCAGAGAAAGTATTCCTCCAGCTCGGCGGCATTGTCGAACTCGAAGCGCTCGACTGTGACGCCGTTTGGGTGGAGCACTTTGTAGTGCATCATGCTTGCCTCCTTGCGTTGTCAATAACTAGCTCGGCCATGTCCGCGGCGATCGTCTGCATCGTGACCGCGTAGCGATTCTCGACCAGGCGCATGATCTTGCGACCGAGGGCGCCATCTGGGTTCACATCTGCGACGCGATCGGCGTAGGCCGTGCGCCCTCTGAACCCGCGGACCGGGATCTGGTACCTGGTGTTAATCAGGACATCGCCGAGCGGGCTGATGCGGACCGTGTAGAGACGGCCCCTGAGCTCAACGACATCGAGGACCTGGGCCATTACGCGGCCCTCCTTCCGGTGCGTCCGTAACCGTAACCGTCGTCGCCGAGGTTCACGACGCGATTGGCCGTCGCGCAGGGCGCTGGCTCGACCATGCCGGTCCTGGCGATCTGCTCGCCGATCAGTCTGCGGATCGTGTACTCGTCAAAGCCACGGGCCACCGTCTCCTCGGCGATGGTCATGTTGCCGACATAGTTGTCATACTCGCCGCGAATGACCTCGATCTCGGCGTCGAGACCGTACTGCAGGCGGACCGCGTTGATGCAGTCGGTCAGCACCTCAACAGTGAGAGCGCGGTTCGTGAAAATGTAGTCGGCACCGAATCGCACCTCCTCGCCGTCGAGCTGGTTGAAGAGCGCGCCTTTGTAGTCGGTCATGCCGTCGAAGTAGGCGCCCTCGAAGCGCCCGACGATCCCTTTGACAGCGTTGGCCGTCGGGCCGTCGGTCCAGCCGACATTGATGCTGGCACCGCCGGCGTAGGTTTTGCTGCGGACCGCAAAGCGCACACCAGGGAAAGCCTCGCGCAGCGCCTGACGCACCA